AGAGTGGCTTGCTGCAAGACTGGGCAAGCCCTCTGCAAGCATGTTTTCCAAGCTAATAACACTAACTGGGAAGCCAAGCACCTCTGCTGATGACTACATTAATGAGTTGATCGCAGAACGACTTACAGGGCAATCTGAGCCGTTCCATGTTTCTGATTGGATGCAGCGCGGCACTGAGCTAGAGCCAGAAGCTAGGGAGGCATACGAGTTTATATCTGGCAATGATGTAATTGAGACTGGCTTTATTCTCGATACTGGCTTTGAGTTTGGCTGTTCGCCTGATGGCCTGATAGCCGATGAAGGTGGCTTGGAGATTAAATGCCCTGCGCCTAAGACTATGGTTAGCTATCTCAGAGACCCTTATGTCGGTGTTAAGAAATACTGGCAGCAAATACAAGGTTGTATGTGGATAACTAAACGTGATTGGTGGGATTTCTTTGCCTACCATCCTGAAATGCCGCACGTTCTAGTGCGCGTAGAACGCAATCATGACTATATCGCAAAACTGTCTGCTGAGGTCGATAAGGCCGTAGCGGAAATTTTAAACCAAGTGGAGAAGCTAAAATGAAAGTAGGATTATCACTGAAAATCGACGTCACCAAGATTGACAAGTCACGATTGTATAAAGGGGCAAAGGGCACGTACCTTGACCTGACCACCTTTGTGGATACGGAGCAGCAAGATCAGTACGAGAACAATGGCTTTATCAGCCAGTCAACCACCAAAGAAGAGCGCGAAGCTAATGTGCAAACCCCTATTCTTGGTAATGTAAAGGTGTTCTTTACCGATGGTCAGGCAGCAGCACCTGCAAAGCAGGCCGATATGAGCATTGAGCAGCTGGATGAAGATATACCGTTCTAGGCTAAAAAAGCCCCCCTTTCGGGGGGCAAACCATAGGAGGTTGTCGATCGGGGGAACCGACCTAATTAATATAACACAAGGTTTTAAATCATGGAATTAATCGACACAGGCAAATGCTTAATTGCCGCACAAAACAGCAAAGGCGTAAACAGCCGACAGCTTGCAAAAATAGCCAACACTTCACCGCAGCAGGTATTGCGCTGGCGTAAAAGCAAAAACTTAAAGATACATACTATACAACTAATATGCTTGTCTTTGGATATAACGATAGCTGATTTTATAACATTTGGTTCTAAGTAAAGTCATCTTTTTGGTTCAGTTTGGAAGCCAGATAATTTAAACTCCAAACAGTATTCGGGTGTGTGGATTGGGAATTTGTAACCCATGAACGAGAGTGACCCCTCTATTAGCACCTCTTGATTGGTTTGACTGCCGAGCAAGAAATAACGATTAATGCGTCTAGGCGCAAGGGCAACGGAACTGCTACTGATTCTAAATACGGATACGATTAAGTCACTAAGTTGCTTTAAGCCCTTAGATTTGTAAATTATGCTTTGTTAAGTGTAAAGGGTTGGATCATCTTAAAGAAAGTTTAAACAAAAATAATTTATCAATACACAAGGCGAGGCTTGCCGAGCCATAGGAGAATAAAATGCACACAAAAGATTGTTCACATTGTCTTGGTAGTGGTGTTATAACGGCTTTGCGCTATAAAACTATGAAGCGCGAAACAAAAACCTGTGAAAAGTGCAATGGTGCTAAGGTTATTAATTACAAATGTAGCCCAGAATTACTAGCGAGAAAAAAAAGAGAAAGAGCTGCCCGTAGGAAAAAAGCAGCCATACCCGTAAGATGGGTTCCACCCGAAAAAATACCAGAAGAATATAATTACGACATTTAAACTTTATTCAATAGACCTGTAGGAGGTCAACATGAACGGCAAATGGTCACAGGAAAACTTTATAACTCACCATCAAGACAACCCTCAGATATATGATATGTTTGTTGAGTTTGCATTGCAGGTAGCAGCTAGAAGGTCATATTATTCTGCTAAAAATATATTTCACCGTATACGCTGGGAGACTATGATTGAGGAATCTCATAGCCAGTTTAAGATAGACGACGGCTGGATCAGTCACTACGCAAGAAAGTTTGCTCTAGATTATCCAGAGCACTGCAATCTGTTTAGTTTCCGCACTAGAAAAAACAGCTATCACGGGGGTGAATAATGCTACTAAATACCAAAGAAGATTGGCAGCCAGATGAGGCCGATGTTATCCAGTGGCAGCGCACTTACCCTGCTATCAATGTTCATCAAGAACTGATGGCGATGGAGTCATGGTGCGACTCTAACCCTGCTAAGCGCAAGACAAAACAAGGCATCAAACGCTTTGTCAACTCTTGGCTATCTCGCGCCCAAGATCGCGGCGGTTCACCTCAAGCTAAAAAGCAAAGCAAGAATGAAAGCATAAGGGCCAAGTCAATAGACATGCAAATGTCTGACGTTAGCTGGCTAGACGGAGATATGCAGTTAATGATGAAACAGTATTATCTGGACAAGTTCGGATTTTATTTCGACGGGGAATTAAAGAATGCGTAGCAAAAATGCAAAAAGATTAGTCGAGTTTAGAGGCCACCACCCTGATTTAAAAAATGGCGAGTGTTACACCATTGCTGAGTATACGAAGGTATGTAACAACTTGAAGCCTGATTCAATCAAGTACAGCACTCTAAAAGGCAGGTTATACGGCAAGCAGTATTGCACTCCTAGTGATCTTAAATCCATTGAAAGCTACCCTAAAAACAGGTTGGGATATGATGCTGCTGCTAGGGAGCGTGTAAGGTCTGCAAGTAGGCTGGAAAATAAGTCGGAGCGCATAATGGCTAAGTGGTTGCGGGTGAAGTTATGAATCCATATTACATAGATCACTTTGAAAACGGGGCTGTCATTAGCTTTAGCGGTGGCAGATCGTCTGCATATATGCTTTATAAAATACTTGAAGCCCATGATTTTAAATTACCAGAATATATTAAGGTTATTTTTGCTAACACTGGCAAAGAAATGCCGCAGACGTTAGATTTTGTGCGCGATATCAGTGATAACTGGAATGTAGATATTGTATGGCTAGAATATGTTGGTAAAAAGAAATACAAGCAAGTATCTTATGCAACAGCAAGCAGAAATGGAGAGCCATTTGCACAGCTAATAGAAGATAAAAACTATCTACCTAATATGATGGCGAGGTTTTGCACTTCTGAGTTAAAAATTTTAACTATAGAAAGATTTATGGGAACTGCCGATTATTTGCATATTGTCGGAATTAGAGGCGATGAGCCTAGAAGGGCAGTAAAAATAAAAAGCAAAGATAATCATTACGTGCCACTGTATGAGGCAAAGGTAAGTGAAGATGAGGTTTCAAAATTTTGGCAAAAGCAAAAGTTTGATTTGGCTATGCCTCCAGCAGGTGTAAACACCTTGAGTAACTGTGACCTTTGCTTTTTAAAAGGCTACAGCATCAAACAGTCGATCGTTGAGCATAATCCATCTATCGCAGATTGGTGGGCAGATCAAGAAAATAAAATAAACTCACGATTTAGATTTGATCAACCTAGCTACGAAAAAATGCAAGTTATAGCAACCGATCAGGGGCAATTATTTGATTTTGACGATGAATAAATAGCCTGTTTTTGTGGAGATTAATATGAGTCAGGGCGATCACGTCACAGTCGGCAGCATTAAAGAGCTAGAAAAAAAGTTACCCTTTATTCTAAAGCGTATGGAGGGCTGGGACTACGGGGTTCCGATGGTTGTCAAATTAGACCCTTACCAAAACCCTAGAAGCCTAAGCCAGAATGCTATGTCTCATATCTGGTACAGGGAGATAGCTAACGCTATGGCAGACAAGGGACACAAGATTGATCACGAGGAACCTGCCGAGGTATGGAAGCTGTGGTTAAAAAAACGGTTTTTAGGAACGGCTAGTTACTCGATTGGTAACCAGCACATCCCAGATCAGGTGAAAAGCACCAGCAAGTTAACGAAAGGCGAATTTGTACACTTTCTTGATAACGTCTATCATTGGGCTACCAAGCAGGGCATTCGGTTATCAATACCCGCAGAAAGCGAGTATGCCGAGCTACAAGCCCAGCAGGAGGCATAAGTGAGTAAGATTGACCCGAGAGTTTTAAAGGAATTTGCAACCACTGAAAGGCATCACGAGGTACTGGACGCTGTAATCGAGCTAGGATCGGCTAACAAGGCATCTAAGAAGTTAAAGTGCGGCAGGCGCGGAATCGACGTTATGCTGAAGCGTTTAGAAAAGCGCGCAGCTAGTAAAGGTGTATCACCGCACAGAGACTTAATACACCAGACCGCAGAGGGGTTTGACGCAAAGAGAATCTCGACCGCTTACAAAGAGGATGGAACTGTAGCATTACAGTGGGTGATTCAAGAGCCCCAGAAGCGAGATATGAAGGCCAAGATCGAAGCCATGATGGACGGCATGACTGACGATCTCAAAGGGT